AGCCAAGCCGACGCCGATTTTGAGAAGCCCTCCGGTGCGGTGCCCGAATCGGGCACCGAGCGGACGACGCGCCCGCCAACGACCAGCCCGCCGCCTCCGCCCGCAGGCGTCGGCCTCGACCCGCCGATCACGACAGGCACGGCACTCCCCGCGACCACCTCCACCGCGCCGAGCGGGGGAAATTCCTCGACCGCATAGGTCGTGCCGAGCGGCAGCACCAGCGTGCCCGCGCCGAGCGCGTCGCACACATAGGCGCGGAACGCCTCGAGCTGCTTGACATCGGCGTGCAGCTCCGGCAGCTTCACGACCAGCACCTTGCTCCCCGTCATAGTGTCACTCCTTTCAGCGCCCGGCGCAGATCGAGGAAGCGTCCGCCGAGGCCCTTGTCCACCAGCTCCTGCAGCGCGTCGAGCGTCAGCTCGGCGTCCTTGGCGCGGTACACGTCCTCGCACAGGCTCTCCATGTCGCACAGCTTCGCGGCCGCGCCGTAGAGCCGCGCCGGGCAGGAGATCAGGCTCACGCCCTTGATGCCCCACGCCCCGTCCGGCGTCTTGTAGGTCAAGCGTCTAAATTCAGGCATTGTCCGCACCTCCGTCCATTTTCGCCCCGCAGTTGGGGCAGTACTTCGGCCATACCCACTGGGTTATCATTGTAGCGTCCTCTCCGCAGCAGGAAAACCTTCGGCGGTAGCGCCCATCCTCAAGCGATCCGACAATGCGTCCATGCACCACCGGCGCAACGTCAGCGGCGGGGAAGCGGTCGATCATCGCTACAAAGTGTGCGTGCTCACAGTCATGTGCAATATGAGCCCAACCACGTGGATGGGAGTTGTCGTGCTGGCTTTCCAGCACCGCTTGTCGCAGCGCATCTCTCTCAATGTATTCAGCCATTGTCAGAAGTCCTCATCACATACGCCACGCAGTTCTCAGGGTCATTCCCGCAAAGGCATGGCGCATATACGCACGAATCACAAATTATAAACATCTCAGTTAGTGTCATTTTCAGCCCTCCTGTCCCACGTACTCAAGCCGGCTCCGCAGCCGACGGACCTTAAAGGCCCGCTGCTCCGCCACCGCGTCCTCGACCTCAAACTCGATCGCCATCTGGTCGAGCATGATCCCGACGTCGGCGATCTCCTCGGCGATGTTGGCGAGCGTGTCGCCGTCCACGCGCCCGCGCAGGAACTTGCACAGCACATCCTGCAGCTCGGCCATCTCCTCAAAGGCCATCGTGATCTGCGCCTGCGCGCCGTAGCGGCTGAGCGCCGCGCAGAAGGTCTTGCGTTCCATGTCAGTCATTGCTTTTCGCCTCCAATGCTTTCTCCGCTTCCTCGCGTGTCAGGAATATAGACTTCCCAAAGCAAAGGTCTGTGCGAAAGGCACCGTGTGACTTTTTGCTTTTAAGGCAGATATACAGTCCATTCCGATTTTTCTGAATCCGATGCACTTTGCACTCGGTGATGACCGCACCATGCACCCAGTAAACCGTATCGCCCACCTTGCACGGCAGCACCACCACGCGCCCGGCCTTGTCGGCCTCGGCCAGCTCGCGGAGGCGGGTATAACTGCAAAGGCTTTCCAAATCAGCAAGGTGCATGAGCTTCAGCGCGATCTCGTCTGCCTTGTCCTTCGGCAAAACCTCCTCCGGCATCAGCCTCGTGTCCTCGTAGGCGGCAAGGCGCAGAAACCGCTCCTCTGGGATATTCCGCGGATACCCGTTTGCAAGGCGGCGCTCGTACTCTTCTCGTTGCGCGTCAGCTTCGCGTTTATTTGTCAGACGTTCCATCACTCCACCTCCTGCATCCAGAACTCGCGGCGGCAATCAGAGCACAGCCTTCCAACGCACTCTTTTCGCATCTTTTTGTAAAATTTACAGGGGTTCAAAGTCAGACAGCCATCCGTAAAGCTAATCTCCGCCTCCGGCCACTGCTCCAGAAACACGCTCTGCCGCGTCTTGCGCGGGTGCTCCTTCGACCACTGCTCAATGGTAGCGACGATTCTCTTGAAATCTTCATCGGAGATGGTGCTCTCGATAACGCATTTGCTATCGCCAAATGGGCAACCCTTACAACCATCGTATGAGTTGCACATCCTTTTTCTTTCTTTCAAAAATTCTAACGCTTCCATCTTCTTACCTCCTCCAACGACATCCGTTACAGGCTCCCTCATGGGCCAGCGTGTAGTTTCCGCATTTCAGGCACAGTTCGTTCCGTAGTGCGTCAATTTCTTGCGCCTGCGCGCCGTAGCGGCTGAGCGCCGCGCAGAAGGTCTTGCGTTCCATGTCAGTCATCCTTCGTCGCCTCCAGCGCATTCTCCGCCTCCTCGCGGGTGAGGAATACGGTCTTACCGAGTTGCGGAATATCTGTCCACCACAGTTCTGTCCCTCCTACAACATCAGCCCCATCAAATGTTCGGCGTAGTATATACACCGTATCGTCCACCTTGCACGGCAGTACCACCAGCCGACCGTCCTTGTCGGCCTCGGCCAGTGCCCTTACTCGGCTAACGCCACCGCACTCTACGACGATAGCGCAAAGGTCGTTCCAATCTTTAACCAGCGTGGACACTTCCACCGGTGTCTTGCCCGTGTCCTCATATTGCATGAGCCTGCCACGCAGTTCTGCGTATGACCATGCTGAGGTATAAAGCAGGGCAAGCAGGCCTGTCGGCTCATCAGGGCCGTCCAACAAAAGCTCACACATCGCATAGTCTACGCCATCATCATCCATTGGGAAGTCCAAGTTCGGCAGTAAAATCTTTGCGGCTTTGCGGATGAAATCGTAGAGCCGGATGTCCGGGTAGTCCGGGCCATCACCTCCGCCACGCACCCATGTCTCGAAGTCTTTGATGTAAAACAGATTCAGGGCGGCATCAAGGTTGTTATCAGGGCAATTAGTTGTTAGTCTTTTCATTTACCTTTCCTCCTTCGGCGGTTCCGGCAGCGGCATCCAGTGCGTGATCGGGACGGCGACATCTTCTTCACAGTCGGCAAGACTTCCTTCCCACCAAAAACAGCCGCATTCTGTCCATACAGCAACGCCGTCCGCATAGACCTCTCCATCGGTACCGATGTAGTTAATCAGCACGGGGACACCCTCCTCCGGCAGGCGCTCCGTCACGGGGATCCACCGTGTCCGCTCCTGTGCCACGGCAATCTCCTCGGCGTAGCGGGCACAGCGGTCGGTCAGGCGCTCGATCAAATCCGCGCCGTCCAGTCCGACGCGGTCGACATCACATGAATGCCAGGTATCGGCTCCGTATATGGGCCGTTCTTCTTCCGGGACTTTCTCTTCCTTCCAGTACGGGCAATGCTCGCAGGCATTCTCTCCGCCTGCGGTGGAAACGCACCGCAGCGCCCTGACAATCTCTTCGTTTTTCATATTCATCCTCCTATCGGTTCCGCTTTGAATTTTTTGCCCATGCCGGGCACCTTGACGTTGGGGTAGCGCTTCTCACGCGGCACGAAGTCCTCCGGGTGGTCGCGGCAGATGTACCGGAGCCGCTGGTCGAGCTGCTCGAACCGCGCGTCGCTCTCCACGCCGTAGGCGAGGCACTCGTGAAAATACTCGCCGTGCTTCTCCGCGCGGTGAATGATGCGCATGATCCGGTCGTGTCCGAAGCCCTCCTCATTGAGGGCAAGGCACATCATATCCACGTTGAACTGCTGCCCGACCAGCGCCCCGTAGTTGAGCAGCTGCCGCCGCAGCTCCGCCTGCTCCTTTGCGTAAGCGTTTTTCATGCGTCCTCCTTGCCGCGGCCGCACTCGGCAAGCGGCATCCAGCGGTCGCAGCGGCACTCGACGATGTCGTCGACCGTGGTCCCCGCGTCCGTCGAGATAAACGGGTACTCATCATCCGCGCCGCCGGCGCAGCGGGCCACAAGGTAGCTGCTGCCGCCGAGGCCGGTCTCATAACTGAGCACGACCAGCGCGCCCTCGGTCGGCCAGTGCTCCTCGTCGAGCGGCTGCCATTCCGGCGCGGCGAGATCCACGCCAGCCCTCCACTCGTCTCGCGGCGGTAAAGGATCGTCCGTCAGACCGCAAAGGTAGTCCATCGTCGTGCCGAGCGTCAGCGCCAGCTTGGGCAGCGAGCCCGCACCGGCAAGGCTGTTGTTTTCCCACGCGCTGTAGGTGCCGGGGTACTCGCCGATACTCTCGGCGAACTCCTTGCGCGTCAGTCCGGTCGCCTCGCGCAGTGCCTTGACGCGCTCGCAGAATTTCGGCGTCATGTTCTTGAGCCGAGGGTCGTCGGCTGCCGGATTTCGAGGCACGGAAGGCTCCGGCTCCTTCGGCGGCCGCTCTGCGACAACAAAGCGGCACGCAGAAGAGCAGGTGTCACGACTGAGACATTCGCGGCAGCAGCCGGCGCAGCGCCACTCGCCGTAGCGATAACGGTCAGCGTACATCCGCGCGGCGTTCGGGCAGAAGCCGCCGGTATCCGGGCATTTGTGCTTGCAGCAGGTCCAGCAGGTCGAAAACTCGCGCACATTGTTGATCGTCCATGTGCGGTGGTTGTCTATCACCCAATCCAGCAGCCTGTACTGCGTCTCATCGTCCATGCGGGCGATCTCGAGCGCCGCGGCCTCGGGCAGCTCGCCCTTCTCCCACGCCTTTGCGATCTGCTCAGATTTGCTCAGCCCCTCGCGGATCACCTTCAGCCGCGCCAGCTTGCTCTTGCTGACCTGGCAGACCTCGGCGACATGGTCGCGCATCCTGCCGGGGAACTCCACGCCCTCCTCCTGCAGCTGGTAGAGAAGCTTCTCCACGCGCTCGGCCTGCGCGCTGATGTCCGCATTGGACATGCGGCGCGTGTCGCTGTTGGCGTAGATCAGCCGCAGCTCCCGCATGGCCGGCGATAGCTCGCCGCGCTCCACGATGCAGGGCACCGTGCGCCAGCGCTCCGGCTCGTCCGCCTTGCAGATCGTGCGGATGGCGGTCAGGCGCCGGTGACCGCTGACCACGATGTAGCCGCCCTCGTCATCAGGGTCGGGGCGAACACGCAGCGGCTGCTGTAATCCGACCAGTTCGATGTTCTGCGCGAGGGCCTCAATGCCCTCCATGCTGTAGAAGTTTTCGCCGTCGCCGCTAAGCTTCGCCTCGTCGATGTATTCGATCTGCTCCCGTGTGCCCGATTCGGGCACGGCCTCGGGCAGCGTCGCCGCGAATTTCGTGATGTCAAACTTTTTGCCCGCCATGTTAAACCTCCTCCATCAGCTCGCCGGCGAGGCAGCGGTAATCGACCGCCGCGCTGCTGCGCGGGCTGTACTCCCGCATCGGCGAGAGCGTCACCGTGCTCTCCGGCACCTTGTCCGTGCGCCGGATCTTCGTGCGATACAGCGGCACGCGCTGCGACCGCAGCAGCTTTTCGCATTCGCCCACGACCTCCGCGCTGCGCGTCTGCGTCAGCAGCACGCGGGACCGCAGCCCCGGACAGGCCGCGCTCAGGCCGCGCAGCTGCGCGGTCACGGCAAACACGCCGTCGAGCGAGAACTTGTCGGCAAGCGCGGGGATCATCACCTCGCGCACGCTCAGCAGCGCCGCGACGCTCGCGAGCGTGTAGCCGGGCGGGCAGTCGAAGATCATCCAGTCGACCTCGCCGTCCGCTGCCGCGGCCTCGGCGAAATGGCGCAGGCGCTCCGGCGCGCTCACGCCGTCCTTGATCGCCTGCAGGTCGAGCTCATAGAGGTCGGAGCTGCTCGGCAGCAGGTCGAGCCCCGGTCGGATCGGCACGAGGTTGTCGCCCCACAGCGGCTCGCAGTCGCCCCGCAGCACGTCCGCCGTGGTGGTGAGCTCCAACTCGTCCGCCCCCGGCAGGAAAAAGCGCGTCAGGTTCGCCTGCCCGTCGCAGTCCACCAGCACCACGCGCTGCTTGTAGTCCGCGACAAGGATGTCGGCGAGGTTGATGGCGGTGACGGTCTTGCCGACGCCGCCCTTGTTGTTCATAATCGCAATGGTTTTCATGTCGTTCTCCTGTTTCTCTCTCAAAATTTGAAGCCCTCGCGGACCTTGACGCCGTCGCCGAGGTCGGCCTCGACGAGGAACCAGCGGTGCGCGCGGTTGATATACACGATGCGCCCGGGCAGCAGCCGCGGGAGCTCCCGATGTCCGGGGCCGATGGCCGCGCCGATGTCCGCCAAAATGGCGTGGGGATCTCCGATTCTTGGCATGTCGTTTCTCTCTTTCTCTCGATTTTTTCAGAACGGCGCGTTCTTGTCCTCGGGCACTTCCTCAAGCGCCATCTGACCGGGCGCTTCGCCGTCCGTTTTCTCCTTCCGGCCCTTCTCGTCATCGCGGGTGTAGGGCGCAAAGGTCTGGTGCCTGCCGTCAAAGGCAAACACGCCCTTGCCGCGCCGGCCCTCCTTGCTCTTGGCGATCTGTATGACGCGGCATTTCTCCTGCGAGTAGTTCTGCTTGGGGTCGGGACGGTAGACCATGACGATGAGGTCCGCGTCCTGCTCGAACTGGCCCGTCTCCTTGAGGTCGTGCATATCCGGCGCGCGCCATGCCCCGCGCTCGGGGCGCGAGAGCTGCGCCAGCTCCACCACCAGCACGCCGCGGCTCTGGGCAAAGGTGTGCAGCGCGCGGGAGACGGTCGCCATCTGCTCGCTGCGCAGGTCGCGCGGGTTGCCCTCGGGGACGATCAGCTGGACGTAGTCCACAAAGATCACGTCGTAGCCGTAGGTGATGGACTCAGCCATGATGTCGCCCGCGGTCATGCCGCTCGCCTGGATCACGTCAAGCCGGCGTTTGACTGCATCCTCCGAGCAGACCGCGAAGGTGCCCCAGTCGCGGTCGGTCAGGCGGCTGCGCTTGATCGCGTCGAAGTCGATCTTCATGCCCTGCGTCACGATGCGGTCGCCGATCTTGCCGGCGGACGTTTCGAGGCTGAAAAAGCCGACCTTGAGCGTCTTGGCCATGTGATAGGCCATCATCAGGGCAAGGGCCGTCTTTCCGTCGCTCGGGTAGCCGCCCAGCACCACCACGTCGCCGCGCCGGATGAAGCTGTTGTGGTCAAGCACGTCCAGCCCGAAGCCCACATAGTCCGCGGCTGCGCCGCTCGCGTGGCGCGCAGAGAAGTCCTGCAGGAGCTCCAGCATCGGCACCACCTTCACGCCGCGCCGCGAGGTCATCTGCGCTTGCAGCTCCGAGAGCAGCGGACGGACGTCGTCGAGCGTAGCCGCGCCGTTGATCTGCGCCGAGAGGGCGCGGATGCGGCCCAGCGCCGCCTGCTCGCGCATAAGCTGCGCATATTCGCGCCAGCTCGCGCTCGTGGGCGTGACCTCCATCAGGTCGATGAGCTGTTGCTGCTGCGGCGAGCCGGAGGCATAGCCGAGCTTCGCGTTGATCGTGATGGCGTCGGCGTGCCCGCCCTCGCGGAACACCTCGCGCGCCGCCTGGAAGATCAGCCGGTTGGCTGTGCTGGTGAAGTCGCGCTCGTCCACCTCGGCGAGCACCTGACTGACGATGTTCTCGTCGATCAGCATCGCGCCGAGCACGGCGCGCTCGGCTTCCAGCCCGGCGCTCGGCTGCGCGTCTACTCGGCCCATGTCCACCCTCCGTTCTCACTCTGCGGCGGCACTTCGTTACCCCACACGTCCCATCCCGTGGCTGCTTCTCTGGCGAAAAGCTCGATGCGGGGCAGGTCGCCCATCAGCTCGACGATCTTGTCGCGGGCTTCGCCCGGTTTCTGGCTGTGCTGCTGAAGCGGGGAGAGGATGACGCTGTGGACGCTGGCGCTGACTCGCTTCGGCTTGCCCTTGGTCGCCAGCAGGCAGATCTCCGAGTTGCTGCGCGTCCAGTTTCCGAGCCCCATGAAGATGCCGGTGCCGCTTTTGTTCTGCTTTACCCAGTTGAAGGCGACGGTCTTGTAGGTGAAGTCCCACGCCTCGATCACGTCGAGGGCCTCGCGGAGCATGGGGAAGGTCGCCCACATGAAAAGCACGCAGTCTTCGTTAGCAATACCCCCCACCGCAGCTCCGACGCCCATGTGCTTGATGTCCTCGATGGTCATTGTGTCGTAGTGCTTGGAGGCTGCCGCTCTGGTGCCGCGGTTCTGATAGCTCCACGGAGGGTCGGCATAGATGATGCTGTATTTCTTATCCGGGAATGGTATCACCTTGCCGCCTCCTTTCTGGTGACTTCCTGCCTGATTTCGCGTCTACTCGGCCCATGTCCACCCTCCGTCCTGACTATCCGGCGGCTGCTCGATGCGGCGCACCGTCTGCGCCTTGGCGCTCTGCGCCGGCCGCTTGGCCGTGGCGTCCTCCCAGCGCCGGCCGTTGAGGAAGGTCGAGGCATACGGGATGCCGACGCCGTCCCGCCACGCGGGCGAGGCCTTGAGTACCTGCAGCGCGCGGCCGATGGTCTCGATCAGCGCGTCGTCGGGCTTGAGCTTGTCCCAGGCGCGCACCGCGCCCATGCGGTTCTCCCCGCGGGGGTAGTAGGCCCAAAAGCCCTCGAAGCGCTCCGGCTTCCATGTCGGCGTCGTTTTGCTGCGCTGTTTTCTCGGCTCCGCGCCGTCCCCCTTGGGGGGATTATAGGGGGGTATATTTCTATCCATAATCTTTTCTTCTCTAATCTGTTCCGCCTTGAAACCCGTCGACGGCTCAGCCGTTGACGGTTCACACCGTTGTCGGTGTTTCCCGACAACGGTGGAATTATCCTCCTCACCGTTGACTGAAAACCCGTCCAACGGTGTCGGGCTTTCGCGGGCAGTTTCACCGTTGTCTGGTTTTCCCGACAACGGTGGTGTTTCCTGCAGAACATAGACGTTGCCGTCAAATCGCCCACCCTCGTCATGGGCCTGCTCGCGGACCAGATACCCGACCGCCTCCAGCTCACGCACCATGCGGCGCATCTTATCGCGGCCACAGCCGGCCTTGACGGCAAGGCCGGTCACGGTGTAGTCCCAATCGGGCGGGAGGCTCAGCATCAATGCCAGCAGGCCGCGCGTCTCCAGCGCAAGCCGGTCGTCCTGTGCGGCACTTCGAGGCAGCGAAAAATACCCCCGCTCACGTATAACGATCCTTGCGTCTCCCATACTTTCCTCCATCCAAATAGATGATGATCTTCATCAGCCGCTCCGTGAGAGACGTGACGCCGACGAGGATCAGGAAGATGTCCAGTCCCGTCATGCTCTCGCCTCCCCTCGGAAGGTGTTGACATTCGTCTTTTTCTGCGATATACTGTTTGTGCAATGGTTTTCAAGACTCCTACCTTGGAAACTGGAACGCTTCGAGGTGCCAGCCTCGGGGCGTTCTTTTTTTGCGCCGTCCGCGTAGATCACCTGATACGCCGCGGCGATGGTCTCGCGCAGGTCCTGCACGATGTTGTCGAACTCCGGGCGCTCCGCGTCGTCGATCACGCCGTCCTCGGCGATGCGCAGCAGTCCGGCCAGCCGGTCCGCTGCGTCGCGCAGGCGGTTGGTCAGCGAGATGGTCGCCATCGGCAGGGGCTTTGGCTCCAGCTCCGGCAGGATGCCGAGCCGGTCGGTCGCCTTCGCGTGCTCCAGCGCCAGCCAGCTCACGCCGTAGACCTCGCACATCCGCGCCACGGTCTCGTCCGATGGTGTGAGTCTCCCGGTCTCGTAGCGCTTCAAGGTCTCGGGCGAGATGCCCAGCCGCTCCGCGGCCTCCTCCTGCGTCAAAAGGGTCGTTTTTCGCCCTCTTTGATAGATATTTGGGTATAACGCTGCCATTGTTCTCATTCCTCCTTTGTGGTAATGTCAAGCTACCAGGTAGCCATCCACCGCGCGAGCGGCACGATGGGGATAATGTACTTCTTGCCGACCTTCTTCGCCGGAAAATCCTTGTCGCCGAGCAGCGCCGCGCGGTCAAGCCCGAGGAGCTTGCTGCTCTGGTCCAGCGTCAGCACCTCTTGTCCGGCAAACTGCTCGCGCAGAGATTGCAGCTGGTCTCGGAACGCCTCGCGCTCTCGCATGTCCTCACCTCCTCATTTTCCTGCGGCCAGCGCTCTCGCGTCTGCCGCGCCCTTGGCCGCCACCGCGGCCCTCGCCGCCTCGCTCGCCGCGCGCAGCGCCTCGTCGTCGTAGAGGTCGCCGACCTCGCACTCCAGCAGCGCGGCGATGGTCGGCAGCTTGTCCGCCGTCGGCATGGCCGCACCGCTCTCCCACCGGCTGACCGCCATCTTGGTCACGCCGAGCCGGCGGGCCAGTCCGTACTGGCTTACTCCGCGCGCCTCGCGCAGCTCCCGGATGCGGAATCTTGTCAATTCTTGTCACGTCCTTTCTCTTGATTTTGCGTGAAATTTGTGATATACAGTAAATTGTAAGTTTACTGCTTTGGGGATGGACCGCTATGGACCTTTTGAGCAAACCGGAGCGCAAGCTCCTGAAATGGTTTGAAAAGCAGGATTCGCCGGTGCTGGTCGATAAGCTCCTGACTGCGCCGAGCTATGACCAGGAACGGTGCCGGTCTCTCGTAGACCGTGGACTGGTGTCCCCGGTTATCATAAGCTTAACGGCCACTGCGTATAAGATCTCCGACAAAGGCCGCGCCGCGCTGGAGGCATCAAACCTAACACTCTCCAGCGAGCTTCGCTCTAAAATTTCGTTCTGGATCTCGGTTGCGGCGATTCTCATGTCCTTCGCGTCCTTTGTAAAGAGCTTTTTCGCCTAAACGAAAAAACTGAAAACGAATGCCGCCAACGACACAAACAGGGCCACAAATGAAAGAATCAGCTGTGCCCATGATCCATCGAAGCGCTTCACCGCTTCGCACCTCCTTTCGTTTCGTGTAAACCTTGCGTTTACCTTGTACGCCTATCATAAATCGCCTTTTAACGATTGTCAATAGGAAAATCGTTAATTATAGATATTTGTCGCTTATTAACAACTTTAAGTAAGGATTTAAAGCATTGGATACGTCTCTGTTTGTTCAAAATGTTAAAAAGTATTGCGACCTAAAGGGCGTTGCGCCAACTGTCGCTTGCAAAGAGAGCGGCGCAGGCAAGGACTTGCTTCCCAATGTGAAAAAGGGGCAAACTCCGTCCGTCGCAAAGGTGCAGCTGCTCGCACAGTACCTCGGCGTGACCACGTCCGATCTGCTCGGCGAGCAAAACGAAAGCAGCCCGCCCTCGGAGGAGGACAGGCTGCTGGCCGGGTATGACGCGCTCAGCGCGCGGAATCGGGAAAAGCTGGAGGAATATCTGGACCTGCTGCTATCGTCTCAAGATAGGCCATGAGACGCCCACGGTTTTCCGGCGTAAGCCGCCGGTATTTCTCGATGAGGCGTTGGTGTAACTCGGTCAAGTCCTGCGGCGCGCTGTGCTGATCTGACATGTCTATGTACCTCTCTTTACTCGTATTCTAGACCGGCCAGATATTCCATTGTAAAGCGGCCCCGCCGCCCCTGCAACTGACGACGGGGCCTGCGCAGGCGAGCTGACACCTCCGGAGCACCTGCGTGTATTTTTACCATAGCACCTTTTTTGACAAGATTCTGTCGAAAAAGGTAGAGAAACCGTTAAATTCCCGTTAACCTGCGGGAAAATATAAAAAATTGTGCCCGATTCGGGCACGGGAGGGACGACATGAGCGAAGAAAAGCAGAAAAAGCCCTTTTACAAGCGCACTTGGTTCATTGTCTTAGTTGCACTTTTTATCCTCAGCAGCATCGGTAGAAATGGGCGTGAAAACCGCAGCCAGTCATCAGATTTGCCGAGCCAGTCAAGCACTTCAACCTCCACGGCAGGGCAGCCGAAAGACATTCCGACATCTGAGCCAGAACCGGTTGAGGAATTTCCGGATGCGACAATGGGTGAGAAAAACGCCCTGGAAACAGCAAAGCGATATTTAAACCACTCCAATTTTTCGCATGATGGGTTAGTGGGGCAGCTGCAATATGAAAAATATTCGCTGTCCGAAGCTACCTTTGCTGCGGATAACTGCGGTGCAGACTGGAACGAGCAGGCCGCAGGAAAGGCACTCGGTTATTTGAGCTATTCCAACTTTTCATACAACGGGCTGATTGAGCAGCTTGAATATGAGGAGTTTACGCATGAACAAGCCGTCTATGGAGCGGATAGCTGCGGTGCAGACTGGAACGAGCAGGCCGCAGGAAAAGCAGCAAGCTACTTAAAGTATTCGTCGTTTTCCCGTGAGAGTTTGATTGAGCAGTTGGAATACGAGGGATTTACATATGAGCAAGCCGTTTATGGCGCATCACAGAATGGATATTAAGTGACGCAAAAGGCCGCCGCCCGGCATGGCGGCGGTCGTTCCATTTTCGCGAAGGGAGGCGGCGCGATGCCGAAATATCCCAGCTATTACGTCCGACCGGACGGTCTGCATGAGACGATCCTCCGCATCAACGGCAAGCGCAAGGCCTTCCGAGGGAAAACCGACAAGGAAGTATGGGAAAAGGTCAAGGCGTTTGACCGAGCCCAGCTGCAAGCGGAGATCGACGCAGAGACGACCTTCTCGAGGATCGCAGAGCAGTGGTGGGATGAAGCCGAGCCGAAGCTCGAGCCGAACTCGGTGAAAAACTATAAGCCGGCGTTGCGCCGAGCCGTGGAGGAATTTGGGGCGCGGCAGGTCGGCAGTATCACCGCCAAAGAGATCGACGCATTTATTCGGGACTTCGCCGCCGCGCGGGCGAGGAAGACCGTCGCCATGCAGCTGCAGGTCATCCGCCAGGTCCTGCGCTGGGCGGAGCTGCAGGGAAAAACGAATTACAATCCGGCACAGGCCGTCCGCGTGCCGCGCAATCTCCCGCAGACGCGGCGCGAGGCCCCCAACAAAGACCAGATCGCCAAGATCAAAGCATCCACGAATTTGCCCTTTGGCTTGTTCCCGGCGCTGATCTACTACACCGGCTGCCGCAGGGGAGAGGCGCAGGCCCTGACCGGATCCGACATCGACCGCAAAGCCATGCGCGTGCATATCCGCCGATCCGTCTATTACGACCACGGCGCGAAGATCAAGGAACCAAAGACAGCTGCCGGTGTGCGGGAGGTCCCGCTCCTGCCCGCCTTGGATGCGCTTTTGCCGAAAAAACTGCCGCAGGGGTACCTGTTTGCCGAGCCGGACGGCTCGCTGCTGACAGACGGCGACTTCCGCAAGCTCTACAAGGCGTACTGCGCTGCCAGCGGTGTGACGGTTTCTCTGCATCAGATCCGGCACGGCTATGCGACCGCACTGTTTGAGGCTGGCGTAGACCCCAAGACGGCGCAGAAGCTGCTCGGTCATGCGAAGCTGTCCACGACAATGGACATCTACACGCACGTTTACGGCGACGCGATCGCCGCCGCAGCGGAGAAGATGAAAAAGAGCTTTTAACCAAACCTGTGAACACAGTTGCAAACACAAAATGCGCAGAATGCCTGATACGCAAGGGGCGAAATAGAGTTTCCTCCTCTCGTTCGTTGTAGAAAGGGAAAGCTTGATATTGCTGGATTTTCCAGCAATATCAAGCTTTTTCTCAACTTTCATCTTGCTCGTTTCTGCCCGTTTTTGCCCGTTATGGGGCGTGCTGTGAACACAGCGGCGAACACAGACAATCAGTCCTTGCCCTTGACGATGCCGCAGTAGTAGGCCGACATCTTGGGCTTCGGGCCGGGGCCGTCCTCGTCGAGCAAAAAGGCGCGGGCGAGCTCCGCGAAGAACTCCGGAGTTGCGACGCCGAAGTGGGAGGCGACGCCGAAGTAGTCGGAGTACATCATGTTCACGGCGATCCACCAGCACCACGGCGAGACCTCGTCTCGGCTTACGCCGAGGCTCTCGGCGAGCGAGGTGGTCTGCTCCATGCTCCAGTGCGCGCCGGTGCTGCCGTCCGTGTTGCGCATGTGCTGCGCCCACTTCTCGGCGTCCGCCTGGGTAAAGTCGACGCAGCCGCACAGGCTCGGCTCCACCTCGTCGAGCAGCATCCAGCCCTCGAGCATGGCGCGGATCGCGCCGGAGGAGCGCTCGCTGGCGGGCATAGCCATGTACTCAACGAGCGCGCCCTTGATCTTGTCTTTATAGGCTTTAACGTGATCTCTGGTCAGCATCTCCATGCTGCACCTCACAGCTTCTCGACCGTGACCGCGAGGTTGTTGACGACCGACTCCACGCCGCCGAGGATCAGCGACAGGAGCGAGCTCTCGCAGCTGCAGGCGTTGCGCACGATGGCCGTGATGTCAAGGTTGGCGATGCCGGCCGCCGCGACGGTCTGAGACGCGGTCGCGCCGATGATGGCCACGCCGTCCTTCTGCGCGGTCAGGCTGACTGTGCCGGCCGCCGTGGGAGCGAGCGTCGCGGAGATGTTGACGAGGTAGTAGCCCTGCCCGCAGAGCGTGATAGCGTTGCCATCCTGACGGATGTTGCAGCCGTAGCGGCGCGTGGTGGTCCCAAACGGCACGATGCCGCCGACCGCGACGGTCGGTGCGCTGACGTTGGTGGTATAGATCGCAGACTTACTCATATTGATTCGGTCCTTTCATAAAATTTTGAAAGGCGGAGCAGCTGTTGCCGCCCCGCCTTGCCTCGCCAAATAGGGCGTTACCATATTCCCCTTGCGGAGAAAATAGTTTAGATGTTGCCGTTGTTGTAGGCGCCGCAGCCGGCGACCGCGAACTGCGGCACGATGCCGTAGCCGTAGGGCGTGGTGCGGGGGATGCCGCACAGCGCTGCCTGCAGCTGGAGCTGGTTGATCTGGTTCTGCATGTCCGCCATGCGGTTGCCCGCGATGGCGTCGAGGATCTTCTGCGTCTGCGCGGTGGTGTTGGCGTTGATGCTCGCGGTGTTGAGCGCGCCATTGTAGTTGACGCTGTCGATGCCGCGGAGGATGTTGCAGCAGCACTCCTGCTGATGCGCAAAGCCCTCGGCCGTGGCAGCCTGCAGATCGCGCAGCTCGCCGAGGATGTTGTAATTGCCGTCCTTGACCGCGGCCTGGTTGTCATAGGCAGCCTGACGCACGGCAGCGACGGTCTCGTTGTTCTGGCGCTCGAGCGCCGCAAAGTCGGTGGCGCGCTGAACGTCGCCGACCGTGGCGTTGCGGTCGCCGGTACCGCGGTTGCCCCAGTTGCCAAAGCCGCCGCCCATCAGGGCGAGGATGGCAAAGAGCCACAGGCCCTCATTGCCGAAGCCTCCGAAGCCACCGCCCTGAACAGCGGCGATGTCGGCAGGGGAAAGACCTTCCGTCATTGTTGATTACCTCCGAAAAATATATTTCCGAACGGTGTGCACCCCGTCTGGATCACTGGAACTGCGCGAGGATCGTCTGCGGGTCGACGCCCTGCTGCTGGCAGAGCGCGTAGAACGCGCCGCGCATATCGGTGCCGCCCTGCTGCGCCTGCCGGAGCTGCGCGAGTATTGGATTGGACTGTGCCATCTGCTCCAGTGCGGCGATGGGATTGCGCGCGGCCTGATAGGCTTTGTAGAGACCAACGGCCCCGCTGACGTCAGGACTGCTCGGCGCTGCTGCTGTCGGTGCGGCGCTTGCCTGCGGGTTTAGCAGGCTCAGCATCGGGTTGGTGGGCACTTAACATCTCCTCCAATCTGGTCAGTCTCGCGCTGAGGTCGTCCACATTCACCGCGGGGGGCTCGGCGTGCTGGGCAATGTCAAAGGGCGTGACGGTGAGGTAGCCGGCTCCGTCGGTCCGGCAGAGCCAGACGAGGGGCGCGGTGTCGTCGAGGGCGAGCACGGAGCTGTTGGGAGCCATTTGCAGGGCCTCTGCGCCGCGTCTGCCGGTCACATGGATAATTTCATACCTCGGGGCCGCAGAAGCGCGCAGGGTGGGCGCTGTGGGCGCGGGATAGGGGTAATAGGGCTGGTATGGATTGCCTGCGGGATAATTCATGCGCTGCACCTCCTTTTGTTCTGCCTCTATCGTACCGCGGTTTTCGGCTTGCAAACTGCCCGCAAACTGCCCGCGTTCTGCCCTGCCCATAAAAAACGAGAGCGCCGACGATTAGTCGGTGCTCTCGTTTTGTCCGTCTGCAATTTTACGGTAGGCGCGGCGGCGCAGCTTGGCGAGGCCGTCCACGCTGAGGTGGAGCAGCTCCGCCGCCTGCACGCAGGACCGCCCGCGCACGTCGCACTCGATGAGGCTCGCGGCCTCGTCGGGCGGCAGATCGAAGGAGCGGATATAGGCAATGGCCCTGCGCGGAGCCATTGCGGAAAGCTGAGCGCGGATCTCTCTGTGCTGTGTGTCCATAGAGGCACCACGGCTTGCAGGCGCCCACGCGAGGGGAAGTGTTGCAGACTTCCCGCCGGTTTCCCTTTCCGTGCCCGATTCGGGCACAAATCATTTTAGGGCCTTGAGGATGTACGCGGCGAGGTACTCTCCCCACGCCTTCTGCGTCGCGGGGCCGAATGAACCGTCCACGTCCAGCGCATAGCCGCAGGCATTGAGAAGCTCTTGCAGCTTCCCGACCGCCGCGCCCTTGTCGCCGCGCGTGAGCACGGTCTTGTCCACGGGGTATTTCGGTATGCCGAAGCCGCGGATATAGCGCCCGTTGATCTCCAGCGTCCGGTAGCCGCACTCATGCTTGCTGCCCTTGTTCCCCTCGAACACATTGACGCAGTTCCCGACCACGCGCGTCACGATGCCCGTGTGGTTGGGCGCGCCCGTGCAGTCCGTGAGGGCGTAGTCCTTGCGGTCGTTCCAGCAGTAGAAAATCTGTTCGCCGACCGTCGGAACGTGCGCGTCGTCCTCGATCCATTGGCCGCGCGCCTGATACCAGCGCATTTGCTCGCCGCAACTGCACTCGATGGGGATGACCTCTGTCATGCCGCAGAGGATCGCCGCCGCGGACACCATCGCCGCGCAGTAGTCGTCCGAATAGGTGAGCCTGTAGCCGCGCGGGTGCGGGAGATAGCTGTTGTAGGCGTCCACGATCTGCTTATGCACCGCGTCGCCGCGCACCGCGCCCTCCCACGCGGTCAGGGTCTCAAGAAACCTCTTCATTTTTCTTCTTCTCGGTCTGGGTACCGAAGTAAAAGGCGATGACGGTCGTGAAGATCGTCAAAAACTCCGTCCCGCTGATGCTGCCGCGCAGGGCAAGCACCGAGAAAACCGCCGTGAGCGCGATAGTCACGATGCTCTTGACCGTGAGAAGATTGGCAATTCGATTTTGCATTTTTTCCCTCCTTTACAAAAACCGCACGGCATAGAACTGCCGCGTCTGTGTGTTGATCTTGTTGCACGCGCCGTTGATGGCGGCAACGTGCCCGCCGTCGAGCATGACGGCGTATTCCAGCTTGAGCTTGTCCCGACAAAAGGCGTTGACCTGCTGCGCGGTCATGCTGCGGCAGTAGACGCCGTAGAGCAGCCCGCCCTTGTAGCCGAGGACGGTGTGGTTGGTCTTGCGCAGCACGTCGGAGTATGCGCCCGTAAAGCCCTCCACCGCGGGGTCATAGTGGTCGAGCAGGCCAAGCCCACCGACCGCCCACACGATGTTGCTCCGCACCGCCGCCGAGGAGACGTGGGCAATGCGCACCGCGCCGCCCGCGATCTTGTAGAGCACGCTCTCGGGGCGAGGATAGTGGCAGCTCATGCCGCGCACGACCTTTCCTCCGCGCACCAGAATGGAGCAGGGCTGCCCCTGCCAAGAAAAGCTCCCCGAGATGGCGTTGCGCGGCAGCGGACCGCTCATGTTGACAGGCTCAATGTCCCGCGCGATGAGCGTCGGCTGTCCGTACAGCTCGACGTTAAGGGGCCAGCAGTCCGCGCCGAGCTTGGCGGCGATGTCGCTCAAGGTCTGGTTGCCGATCCAGCCGTTGTCGAGCGCGCCGACAGAGCGCTGGATGGCCTTTATCATGCGTACCTCTTCCGAGGTCGAACCCTTGACGTCTTTCATGACATTACCTCCCACTCGTCGATCTCCGACTTGATGCGGTCGATAAAACTGTTGCCGCCGAGGGCCTTGTACCTGCGGTAGAGATAGAGAAAATCCTCCAGCTCGTACTGCCGGATGGTGCGGCCCTCCCTGTGGCGGTAGTAGGTGTGCAGCATATCGTGCCGGAGCTGGCATTTAAGCGCGTCGGTCAGCTTGTCCAGCCCAAGCAGCTTGCTACGCAGCGGCTTGACGAGCATGGCGACCGCCGCGAGGATCACCGTGATCTCCGAGCACAGCGCCGCCAATTTCGATAAACTTTCCATAGGCGTTGTCTCTCTTTCCGGCGGCGCGAAAAAAGCCGCCTTGTCGTGCTTGACAAAGCGGCTTTAGGTGTGCTATATTTAGGCCAGTAAGAACGGCTGCCATTGCTGGTGGCGGTCGTCCCTCAGTGAGTTTATAGCTCGAAGGAAACGCCGCTTACCGCTATGGTGGGCGGTTATTTCTTATGTCTTGTGACCGTGAAGATCAGAGACGCAAGACCGATGAGCACAAGCGAATATGTAAACATATCAGCGTATGTAACCATCGCGCACCTCCTTTGCAGGAAGTGGACAACCTCGCCGTTCTTACCGGCAGGCGAATTATAGCACAGTCTGCCGCGCTTTGTCAATTTGCCGCCCTCCGGGGCGGCTTTTTTACTTGTTCAGCTCCGCGAGCTTTTTCGCGATGTCCTCGGGGATGGCGCAGGTCGTCATCTTGACGCAGTAGCCGTCCGCGTCGTAGGTGAGCTTGTAGCACGGGGCGACATAGATCTCCGTCCCGGCGCGGGAAAGGTCGCGCGCCATAACGGGCTGCACGATGCTGTTCTTGACACCCGAGTTTTCGCTCAGGCCCGCGGGGATGTCCGTGACCTTGATGGGCTTGCCGTCGGATGCGATTCTCTTGTAAGTAGCCATAGTTTTGTTCTCCTTTTCTTTGTTCAAAATTTATTTATCATCAGCGTATTTCTCGCCGGTGATCTCCTCATAGTCCTGCGCGCGGAGGATGCCCTTTTTCACGGCGCTGCGCACCATGTCGGCGGTCCACAGCCCTTGCGCGTACCATCTTGCGATTTTCTTTTTCATTTCAGCCCTCCAAAAGCGTGTCCGTCATCATAGCGGTGTAGGTGGTCTGCGCCTCGATGCGGTCGAGTTGAGTGGGCGACTTGCGCCACGCCGCCCGCAGCGTTTCCGAGCAGTCCGCCTTGCTGCTTAGCTCGCAGTCTGCCGCAAGCGGAGAGTAGACGATGGGATTTCCCTCCGCGTTTTTTGCCGTCACGCTGTCCGCCGTGTAGTTCTGCACATTTTCGATGGTCAGCACGGGAACTTCCGTCCCGATCCGATATAGATAAAGTGTCATTACCCATCCCTCCTTAGATCAGCGTGCCGTTAGCTTTTGCGATGATACCGCCGTTGTGGGCATTTGCCGCCGCGCCTAATGTATCCGGCGTGTTCTCTCCTAACAAAATGATACCTCCGCGATAAACAGATGCTCCGTACGTATTGTTGGCGTAAGTAACAACAGAATTGTTGAACACAACCACTCTGCCATTCGCAACCGACTCAACCGCTATATTGCAATCGCTGATCGGACAGTCCACTACGCAGATCGAGGAGGAAATGTAACCCTCCACACCGGCACATGCACCATTCCCAACGAAAGAACAGTTCTGCATCCAAAGATGGAGATTAACTGTAGCATATAGCAGACTGTTTTTATGCAGTCCGGTCGCCGGTGCCTGAAAAGCCATAGCGAACAGTTGCACGGAAGCCGAACAGCGATTGATGGTCATGTTCCCCGTCAGCGTACAGCCGTCCTTTCCGGATATCGTCAGACTACCGCTTCCATAGAACCCATAAACCGTGATAATTCCCGTCCAGCTTCCGGTGACCTTGATCGTGAGGTCTTCGGTCAGCAGCTTAGGCAGACTGTCAAGGTAGCTCTGCAATGCCGAAAGCTCGATCTCCACCGTGCGGCCCGGTACGCTCACCGCCAACACCTTATCCTGTGTTTCGCGATTTGCAGCGGCAATGTTCCCCCGCGCCTGCTGCTTCTGCGCGTCGGTGAGGCTCTGCGCAGCGTCGTAGCGGACGAAGTTGCTGGAACCGCCCACGGGGCCTTCCGGGCCTTGGAGGTTGCCGACATAACGCCAGTTGGAGATCGTTGGGTCATACATGTAAAACGCATACGGCGGCTCTGTGCCGACACCATAAGTGTCACCGGTCCCGGGAGACGGGACGGCTGCATTTAGTGCGGAAAGTGTTTCGTAGTAGCCAAGTACCATAAAGTTCTTTCCATCCGCGCCGTTGGCTCCCTTGGCTCCCCTCTTTCCCGCGGGCCCCTGCGGCCCTTTGATCGCGGTCAGAGACGTTAGCGTAAAAACGTAGACCCAATTCGCGGAGCCCTTGAGGTAGACTTTGCCGTAGTCCTCCGAGGAGGTGTCGGTCGGCAGGATCAGGACGAACTGGCCCCGTGTGACATCCGTGCTGGAGAAATCATCATTCATGGCTGAGACGCTGTCGTATTCCTTGATGATGCCGATCGGCACGCCCGCAGAGGCAAGCAGCGCGTCGATCTCCTCGCCGGAGTAGTCGGACATGTAATAGTCTCGCAGCTTGGAGAAGATCTCCTCCAAAACTGCGACTCTCTGTTCAATCGTCATTAGAATCACCTCACACGATGAAAAGTTTGTTCAGGCGGTCGAAAAACAGCCCGCCGCCACGCTGGACAAACGGCCCAGACCGTACTTGCCCGAATTTCCGGTAGTAGAGAATGATGCAGCCGTCGCCTGCCTCGCCGCCGTCGGAGCCGCGACCGCCCGGGGCGGGTTCGGTGTCCCTCGCAGTTAGCGACGCTTGCGAGACCGATATATTTTCCGATGACGTCTGGTGCGCGTCCGCCACGCCGTTGGAGCCTGCGCCGCCGCCGCCGTGGCCGCTTGTGCCGCCGCAGCCGTAACGGCTCTCCTTGGCGGGCGGCGTTGCGTCTGCGCCCGCGCCGCCGCGCGCCGCCGTGACCGTCGCGAATGCGCTTGAGGAGCCGATATAAGCATCGCCACTGCCGTTTGCAAGGCCATCGTTTCCGTTGGAACCTGCCGCCGCGCCGCCGCCGTAGCCGCCGCGCCAGCTGTAGCCGACGTAACCGTAGGGCGCGATTTTGTAGTCGCCCCGCCCGTCTTCGCCTTCGACCTCCTCCTTGTTTTTGCCCGCGGAGTAGGTCACACCGTCTACGGTGATGGAGGGACTTGGCTGGTAGGTATACTTTCCATCGCTCCACGTGTAGCCGTTGCCCGGGCTGCCCGCGATGCCGCTTTTGCCTTTGGCGGCAAAGACCTCGCCCGTGGTCGCGTCGGTGTAGCCCGCCTCGCTCGACGAGCCTGTGTCGCTCGTTGCGCCGCCCATTGTGGTCGCGGTACCAAACGCGCCCGCGTCGTTGCCCTGCGAAAAGACGCCGCCGTAGCCGCCCCTTCCGCAGGCATAGGAGACCTTTGCGCCCGGTACGGCGTCGGTGACGGTCTCGACCAGCACCTTGCCGCCATCGCCCGCGTCTCCCGGCTCGCCGCCCTTGCCGCCCTCCAGCGATACGCCGTTGTCCAAGCCGACGAAGCGCCTGAGAGCATCATATTTTTCAGTCCATGACTTTGATGCGCGCACGGCGGGGCTTTCGCCCCGATGGCCGCTGCTCCCGCCTCGACCGCCGCCGATAAGGACGCGGGTGTAGCTCGTCACGCCCTCCGGGACCGTCCACTCGCCCGAGCCTGTGAGGATGACGCGCTCGTCAAAATACTCCGATGATTCCGGCTGCGGGGGCAGAAAGCCGACGAGCGCCGAGGTGCGGGACTTGAGCAGCCCGGAGATCTTCGTCTCGCGCGAGGCGATGCAGGCGAGCGTCTGCTGTTTGTCCCACTCATTCCAGAGCGAGACGACGTGCCCGGCGTGCTCGGATGCTGGGTTGACGTCCACGGTGAGCTGCTCGCGGCAGGCGTAATAGGCTGCCATGCGCTGCGCGACCGCGGAGGAGTTGACGAGCGAGACGAGCGTCGCGTCGGCGATTTCCTCGACGTTCTCCGCCGCGCCCTCGGTCACGGTGCGCGTGACGACGCGCCGGTTGTGGACGTAGCTTTTGCCGGTGAGCTTGCCGGTGCCCGCAGAGAGGACGGCGTAGTTCGCGCCGCTCTCGAGGATGGTGAAGCCCTCGGCCGTGAGCGTGTGCGCCGGCTCGTCAAACTCGATCACGTCGCCCTGCTGGGCCGTGCCCTCGAAGAGCGTGACGTCCTCCGTGCCGGCAATGTACTGGTGCTCGGTGACGGCGACCGCGCTGACGGGGTCGAGGTACTTGACCTGGATGTTTGCGGCATGGACGCTCCCGGGGCCGATGATGCTCGCCGTGCCGTCCCAGAGCTTCTGCACGCGCAGTATGCCGTTTTCGTCCGTGTGGAGCCAAGCACCGATGGCAAAAAGAACTTGACGGAGGCTGTCGCGCGCCGAGGCGATAGGCAGCCAGCCGTAGAGCTTGATGCCGCGGTAGACGGTCTCGATAAGCACGGGGATGTCGCCGCAGATCTCCGCGACGACCTCGGCGACCGTCTGCCCGGTGTAGATGCCGCCGCGGTGCGGCCGGACGATCAGCAGCCCGACCGCGGAAAGCGCAGAGAGCGTGTAGAGCTTCGGCCCCACGCGCGTGACGCTCTGCAGGTAGTAGACGCCGACGCGGCTGCCGGAGCGGAAATACTCGACCTTTTCATTTTTCTTAAAGCTGCGGATCGTGCCCGATTCGGACAAAACAGTGATGTCGAGCGTGTCCGCCTCGAGCGCGTCCGCGCGCAGCTCCTTATACTCGCCCAGCACGCCGGGGGTGTCGGTGCTGATGCGCTCGTCCTCGGCGAGGAGCTCGCCTTTGTATTTCACGGTGTTCACACTCATCACTTGGCCCTCATGGTTACGCGGAAGCCCCTCCACCAGTGCGTGCCGCTGTCGTCGAGCAGGACGGAGACGGTGCCGACCGTGGGGTGCGCGGTGATGGTTTTCTCTGCGCCGGTCCACGGGTCGAAGTAGCGGAAGAGGACTTCGTTTTTGAGGCACGCCGTCAGCAGCGCGGTGATGCGCTCGGTCGGCGCGTCGTTGGTGGTGCCGACGATCGTCGGCTTGATGGCGAGCAGATCGCGCTGCTCCTCGCCGGAGCACATGAGGCCGCCGTTCTCGCCCTCGCGGAACTCGTAGGTGACCTCATAGCCGTACTTGTGGAACAGGTCGGTGAAGTCCTGCCCGTCCACAATGAAGGGGTATTTTGCCATTAGGTGCCCTCCTTTCCGGCCAGCGGGGTGCCGCGCCGGCGGCCCTCGGCCTGCATGAGCGGGTACTGCTTGCGCGCGAGCGTCTGACCGTCCAGCTCGAGCGTGACGTCAATGGTCACGTTCTCGCGCCGTGCGGCGCTCTGTGCGGCCGCGGGAGACGGGGCGGGGGTAGATGCCACCAGAGTGCCGGACGCGCCGTAGCGCGCGGCAGAGCGCCAGAGCGCGGCCTCCTGCGCGTTGAGCACTGCCTCGTCCGCGTGGAGCTCGGCGAGATAGCCGTCGTAGGGCACGCGGTCAAGCCCCGCGGCGTGGGAGCCGGAGAGATGCTCGCGCAGCCTCGCCTCGGCGCGGTAGCGGGAGAGCTTCGAGGTGGACGAGCGCTCCACATTTTTCTCGTTTGCTTCTTCACGCGCTTCGCGGATCTTCGAGATCAGATCACTAATAGCAGTGATCGCAGCCGTTACGCCCTCAACAATGTCCGCCGTGAATCCGACGATACCAGCCGCAATGGGTGTCAGCAGCTCGCCCAACCGCGCCATCGCCGCGTTGAGCTCCTCCTGCGAGCGGTTCATTTCCATAATGTCCTGATTAGCGTCCTTCCACGCTTGACCGGTCTCCCGCAGGCCCTGATTGGCGAGCTGCACGAGCACAAGCTGCGCTCGCTCGGATGTATCGGCGCAGGCTTCGAGCTGCCGGTTGAACTCGTCCTCATTGACGCCCGCCCAGTTGAGCACGTCCGCGAATACGCCGGTGACCTTTCCGGCCTGCACGGTCTCGTTCACAGCCTCGCTCAGGCTGTCGATCGGGATCGAGTCGCCGTAGGTCGCCCACGCGCCGATGACCTCGTCAATAAGAACTTTGAGGTCTTCCTGCGCGAGGCCGAGGGCTTGCAGGTTCGCCGTCGCGGTCGCGGCGGTCTGCGTGTCCCCGAGTACGGCCTGCAGCTCCTGGTAGACCTGCGCAGTCTCCTCGGCTGTGTAGCCGGCAGCCGCGCTGGAGACCTCCAGCGTGCCCATGATCTTTCGGTATTCCTCGGTCGATTCTACGATCTCAAAGATCGCATCTTTGACCGCCTTTGCGCCTGTGACGATGGCGCCGCCAACCAGCAGCCCCTTGAGGTTGCTGAGCGCCGAAGTTACGCCGCCAAGGTTAAAGCTGCCGTCCTCGTTGCGCAGGCCCTTGAGTGCGCCACCGATGCCGCCGAGGCCATCGTCGAGATCATCGGTTTTGCCTGCGGCATCCTTGACCGCCTTGCCGTAACCGTCGATGCTTTTCGCGCAGCCGTCCGCGCTGTCCTCAGCCTCTTTAAGCAGTTTGTCGTTCTCGCTCAGCTCGTCGTTGAGCTTCGCGAGCGCGGTCTCCGCGCTTAAGAGCTGCCGACGGTAGCTGTCGGTGCGGCTGTCCGCCTCGCCGTAAGCCTCCGCCGCCTCCTCGACCGCGCCCTGCAGGGAGACGATCTTGCCGACCTGCTGCTCAATAGACTGCTTGAGCAGGTTGTGCTTGGCGCGCAGCGCCTCGGAGCTGTTCGCCTGCCCCTTAAACTGCGCGTCGACGAGCTTCATTTCCGCGCCGAGGTTGCCCAGCTCGCGGTTGACCGCCGCGAGCTGCTTTTTGTATTCCTGCTCGCCGTCGATAGCGAGCCGTGTGGTGATCTGGCGTACTGCCACCGCTCACCCCTCCTCTCGTTTGAGTCCGCGCCGGCGCTCCTCAAGCTCCTGCAGGTCCATGACCTGCCCCGGCGTGAGCAGCAGTCCCTCGCGCAGATCCAGGCGCAGGAACTGCGTCAGGAGCTGGAGCCAGAGCGCGCGCGTCACGGAGATCCCGTTTTTTTTTGAAGCTCCACCAGGCCGAGGTCAAGGTCGCCCGTCTCTTTTTCCTCGCGCCGGAAGCCGAGAACGATGGCGGCAAGGATGGCGTCCTTCGCCGCGGCGACCTCGCGCGGGGCGAGGTTGACGCGGAAAAACTGCTCGGTGAGGACGGGGCCGTGCGTCTGGCCCTGCCAGCGCCGATAGAGCTCGCCCTGCTCGGAGAGCTTGAATAGGTAATAGCACACCGCCTCGAAGCTCTTCTTGCCGCTGCCCTTGAGGGGGTCGGTGATAAAGCCCTTGGTGCCAAATTTATCGTAAATGTCGAACAGCGCCTGCCCGTTGAGGCAGAGATACAGGTGCTGCCCGCAGAGATCAACTTCGTGTAGTTTCATAGTTTGCCTCCGATTTCTAAAAAAGGCGCAGCGGGGGCGCTGCGCCTTCCTTGGTGTTCTCAGCCGCCGACCGCAGCCTTGACCTTGCCGTTGACCCACGTCTTCGCGGCGGCCTCGGTCGTGAGCTCGTCGCTCTCGATGCGGTACTCGCCGGTGTTGCAGGCGTCCACCGAGAACGTCAGCTTGGGGCTGTCAAGTACGATGGTCTTCTGCTTGGTGTTATAGGTGCGCCCGTCGAGGCTCGCCTTGACCTTGGGGTAGAAGATGCCCTTGTAATACTTCGAGCCGTCGGCCTTGATATTGGTCGTGTGGAAGCCGAGGCAGCCGTAGGGCGCGGTGTCGTTGCTGGAGAAATGGATGTCCTTCGCGCCCTCGGTGCTGTCGATCTGCGCGCCGGTGACGGCCGAGGCGGTCTCGTTGGGCAGCTCCAGCACGCCGACGGCGAGCGAGCCGTCGACAAACTCGCGCAGGTAGATCTTGCGCACATCGTCCGCGCGCGATTCGACCTCGGAGAAGTTGAGCGTTTCGGCGACGCTCATGAGGTCGCCGAGCTTCATCGGCGTGCCGTAGTTGGGCAGCGCGTCCTCCGGCTCGGGGTTTGACGCCGCAAACGGCGCCCACTGGAGATTTTTCGCTCCGTACTGAGGCATAGTTGTGCCCTCCTTTACAGGTTTTTGGATTCGAGGAATTTGTTATAGACCATAAACTCCGCGGTCGTGGTCTCGTCGGCGCACTTCTCGTTTGCCTTGCGGATAAAGCCGCGCGCCTGGATGCTATCCGTGCCGTACTCGTTGACGTAGGCAATCTCGGCGTTGCGCGTGGTCGTATTGCCGCGCCGGCGCGTGCCGGTTGGCGTCACATAGATGCCGCGCTCGCCGTTTTTTACCTTGACCTTGCCCTTTTTGATGCACTCCGCCGTGATACCGGTCGAATAGTCGCGCCTCTGTCGGCTGTTGCGGTAGCCGCTGAACTTGCCGAGCTTGCGCGCCTCGGCGCGCTGTGCCTCGACCACCACGTCAGCCCCGGCGTTGAGCATCGCGTCATGCACGTCGTCGGGCAGCTCCGCGACCTGCCGCATCGAGAGGACGAAGGTGTCCAGCCCGTCAAAACGGATCTCAGCCACTGCGCTCATCTCCCAGCCAGCGCCCGACCGCATCGAACTCAAAGACATAGTGCTGTCCTGTGTGGTCGGTCGCGTTTTCGATCAGTGCGGGAGAAAAGTCCTCCGCGGCGGCAAGCGCCGCCCAGAGTGCGCGGCGCGTTGGCACGGTGTTCGTCTTGAGCGGCGCGAAGTAGTGCAGCTGCACGAGCGCGCGCTGCAGCTGCGCGGTGTCGTCGGCAAGCGCCTCGGGCTCGAGCGGGAAATTGAACGTGCAGTATTCCTCCGGCGGCGTCTCGCCCGCCTCCGTGACCAGCAGATCCGGCACGCACACAGGCACGATCGGCGTCACCGCCGCGATGATTCTCTCATTCAGCGTCATACCTTGCCCTCCTGCGTGATGCGCTCGCACCAGAACTCCATGTACTTCCCCTCGTCGCCGTAGGTGTTGACGTAGAGGATGTTGTAGTCGCGCCCGTCGTAGCGGATCAGGAGCCGCCGGTCAAGCAGCTCCGGGTTCGCGCGCGTGAGAAAGCGCACCTTCGCTTCGCCAAACTCGGCGTTTGCCCGGATCAGCTCCGTGCCGCTCGTCTGCGAAAACTGCGCCCAGGTCTCGCGCACGAGCTCCGGCTCGCCGGGTACGTCGTAGCCGTCGGCGTCCTTTGCCGTCGTTTTCCGCAAAAACTGGATGCGCTTCGAGAGCTTTCCTGCGTCGACGTGCATCACGTGCCTCCTTCCGCCGCCTCGCCCGTGCCCGATTCGGGCACGGGTTCGGTCAGCTTGAGCTGGTTGAGCATGAGCCGAACGACGCGGTTCTCGCTGGCGGCCTGGTCGATGGAGATGCCGCGCCGATCGTACTGCTCAAGCGTCAGAGCCTTGACGCAGAGGAGATACATCGCGAAGCGCGGCGTCCTATCCTCCGGCTTGTTGCACACGCCGGAGAGAAGATAGCCCTCCGCCGCGTCAATATAGCCGGGCAGCTCCGCGTCGTCCGCGTCGACCTTGCAATAGGCGGCGATGTCCGCCAGATGCTCCGTCAGCATTTCTTACGAGCCGCTCTTGGGCAGCGTCGCCACGACAACGCCCTTGTCGACCACAAGGTTGCCGCCGACCATCACGTCGCCGAGGATGGTCAGCAGGCGCTCCTGCGCCTTGTAGCTCTCGTCCACGCGCACGGTGAAGTCGGAGAACAGGCCCAGCTCATAGTTGAGCGGGTTGCCGTAGATCATGGTCTGGATCGCGGCGCTCGTGCTCGCGGTCGCGGTGCTTAGGCTGGTGAGGTCCGGGCAGATGGTGTAGGGGATCACCACGCCGCCGTCGCGGATCACGCCGACGTTGGGGTTGGCCATGTCCGGCTCGATGGTGAACAGGCGGCGCTTTTCGTTCGTGCCGCGCAGCTGGCCGATGGCCTTGAGGTCTTCCTTGGTGAGCAGCAGGCGGGCGCTGCCGGCGACCTCGGTGTCCGCGCCGTAGGCAAAATAGAGGGTGTCGAGCAGGTTGACGTCCACCGCGGCCACGTCCACGCTGGCGAAGATGTTCGCGCCCGCCTTGTTCTTGGCGATCTTCATGCCGTAGAACACATGGCTGCTCTCACCGTCGCCGTTGACGATCAGCTCGGAGCACTTGCGGCGCATCGCGCGCATCGCCATGCCGTAGATCTTCGCGTAATAGTCCGCGGGGGTCAGGTTGCCGATATTGCGGTCGACAAAGCTCGTCACGCTCATGTCGTAGGGCTTGATCTGCGCCACACCGAAGGTGGGGTCGGTGCTTGCCGTGCGGGCTTTGCCCGCGGTGCTGGCCACCGTGCCGACCTTGGCGTCGAGCTCAGAGATCACATAAGGCTCCTGATACTCGCCCAGGCCGGAGAGGTTGACCACGCTGACCTGGTCGATGATCGCGCTGAGGGGCGCGTCGCCGCCGCGGATGTCGCGGCCCACGCCGGTGGGCTCGGCAAGCGAGGTGGTCGCGAGCGTGATGGCCTTGCGGACCTCCGCCGCGCTGAACTTGACCTCGCCGCCCTTGCGCAAGATCTCCGCGCGCTCGAGAGCCTTGTCCCTGGCCTCGCCCGGAGTATCCTGCTTCTGCATGAACTGGCGGTCCTGCTCGTCGATAAGGGTCTTGACCTCGGTGATCTCGCTGTTGAGGTTCTCGATCTCGGTCATCTTGCTCCGATAGTCCTCGCGCTTGCCCTCCTTGAGCAGGCCCTCGGCCTCCGTGAGCATGCCAGCGCGCTTCGCCAGCAGGTCGTTGTACTTTCTACGCATTGTGTGCCTCCTTAAAATCTCATTTTTTCAAGCTCCAAGGCGGCTTCGTCCGCCCAGTGCTCGTTGTTATCCGCGCCCTCCGGCGCGTGGGTCTCTTGCATTTCGGCGCCGCCGTAGCGCTTCGCCTTCACCACGCCGGCCTCCGGCTGCGCGGGCACCGCCACGAGGCTCACCTCGTAGGCGTCTGCCGCGCCGTCCAGCTCAAAGTGGCAGAGCTGCCCGTCGTACTCTCGGCCCGGCCAGTGCTCGCACAGCGTTTTGCGCTGGTCCGCGCCGCAGATCGAGCAGTTGACGCGCTCCACCGCGCAGCCCACGCTGCACTCGCGCAGGATGCCGCCCTCGATGGCGGCAACGGTGTCCGCGGCGCCTGCCGTGCGCACCATGTAGCAGCTGAGAACCAGCCGCTCGACCTCGCCCTCGCTCACCACTTGCGCGTCGTACACGCGCGCGGTCTGCGTCTCCGCGCTCCAGCGGTGGTCACGCAGCACGGGCTTGCCGATGTAGAGCTTGCCGAGCTGCTCAAGCGTCGCCTCGGTGAAGCGCTCGCCGTCGCGGTCGATCTGGTTGTCGCAGGCGGCCAGACGGAAGGCGAACACCTCGTCCGCGCTCAGCTCACGCAGCGCCTGTGCGTTGATGAGGGCAAGCTCCCGCTCGCCCACGGCGGCCTTTTCGATCCGTGCCGCCTTAAAGATCATATCCATGCGGTTTACTCCTCTCCGGCGGCCGCGCCGCCGTTTCTCTGCGCACTCAGCTCCGGCCACAGGTCAAGCGGCACATAGTTCAGGCTCGCGCGCCTGCGGTTGCCGCCCGGCACGTTCGGCAGATCCTCCAGCGCCGCGATGTCGTCGGGACTGAATACGCTCAGCTCGCTCATCGTGCGGTACCAGTTCGCGCGGCTTGCCGTGTCGCCCTTGAGCTCCGCCATCATGTTGATGCGCAGCTCCAGCCCCGCGGCCAGCTCGCTGTCGGTCAGCAGCTTGTAGCTCTGCTCCTCCTCGTACTGGGTCACGATGGGGTGCAGCGTGCCGACGACATACTCGATCGCGTTCTGCTCGTTCGAGCCGTAGGCCTGCTTGCCCTCATTGAGCTTGTAGAGCGGCACGCCGAAGTAGCGCGCGATGTCCGTGATCGACAGCTGCTTGTTTTCCACAAACTGCGCGTCGCGGTTCGTCCCCGCAATGCTCGTGTACTTGAGACCGAGGTCGAGGATCGCCGTCCGGTGCGCCTTGCTCGGCCCCATGTGGACGCGCTCCCACTCGGCGCGCAGCCGGTCCTTCTTGGTCACGAGCGAGCCGTCCGCCGCCTTGACCGGATTTCCCTTGGTGTCCAGCACATAGCCGCCGAGGTCGGTGTCAGTCTCCAGCACGCCGCCCGGCTGCCCGCCGTTGGCGTAGTAGCTCAGCTCATACTCCTGCGCGGCCCGCGCCGCGGCGATCACCTCGCCGGCGCGCGTCACCGTGCCGAGACCTAAAAGGCCGTTTCGCGTGGCGTTCTTGTAGTGGCAGATGTCCTCGTTGGGCAGCAGCATCACCTCGCCGGAGAAGGGATGCGTTACGTCGTACCACACGCGCCCCGCCATGTCGTGCCAGGGCTGCACCAGATACCACGGCACCGGGATCAGCTCCACCGGCTTGCCCGTGCGCTCGTCGCGCACGATCCAGTCGTAGCCGTTGCCGCCCTCCAGGCGGCTCGTCTCCAGCACCTTCTTGCGAATGAACGGGGTCATGGCCTCGTTCGGCCGGATGTTCAGCAGCCGCAGCAGCTCGTGGTCCGTGCGCTCGCGCGTCCTCGTGTCGATCACATAATTCGGCAGCTTTGCGATGCTGTCGCTCAGCAGCTCAATGCAGCGGTCAACCGCGCTGAGCTTGCGCGCCGCGCTCTGCGGGTCCTCGCCGGCGGCCAGACCGCCGGAAGCCGTTAGGCTGCCGACCGTTACGGACTTGCTCACGGTGGGCGAGCGTGCGGTTGCCGCGCGCAGGCCCTTGATGATGCTCATGCTTGACCATCACTCCCTTCGTCGTTTGCACTATCGTCAAAGCCGTCAATGACGGCCATTGCGATCAAAAGAATGCCGCCCACGATAAAGCCGGCAGGCAGGTAGATCATGCCCGCGCCGAGCGTAATGAGCAGCACGCCGAGCAGCAGCGCGGCGTCTCGCAGCTTTTCCACAGCCTTCCTCCTCACAGCGTGAAGTCCGCCCGTGCCACCGCCGCGGCAAGATCGGGCTTCTGATTCCTGGCAACCATCCACACGGCCATCACGATGATGCTCGCGACCGCCGGGTCGATGCGCCCCGTTGATTTATTCTTGAGCGGCTTGATGTTGCCGTTTCCGTCCGCATGGCAGCGGACGTTGCCGAAGGTCCAGCGGAAGCAGGTGTTGTGGACGTGCAGCAGCGTGTGCCGCTGCATCATGTCGTCCGTCTCCTTCATCGCCGGGCTCATGTTTTTGAGGTCCTGCGGGATCTCGATGATCGGCACGATCGGCGCGAGCCGCTGCGTGATGGTCCGGCTCAGATACGGGTCAAAGCCCACCATCTTGAGGTCGTAGCGCTCCCGCGCCTCGCGGATGCGCTCCTCCACCGCGCCGTAGTCGATGACTTCGCCGGGGCAGAGGTCGAGGAAGCCGGCACGCGCCCAGTCCCGGTATGGGACGTGGTCGCGCTTTTCCGCCTCGTCCACCGTCGCCTCGGGCCGCCAGATGCCATAGGGCAGCAGCACCGCCGCGTCCAGCCCCGGCTGGGGCGGGAAGAGCAGAACAAAGGCCGTCAGGTCGCGGCTCGTGGAAAGGTCCACGCCGCCGTAGCAGAGCTTCCCGTCCAGCTGCCGCAGCCATTCCTCGCGCTCGCGCTTTTTGCTCGGCCCCCATTGCGTCTTGTCATAGAGGTTGAGCGAGATCCAGCCGACCGACTTCGTCGTGATCCATTGGTTGAGCCGCAGCCAGCGGAACTTCCGCTCATTTGCTTCATTCTTTTTGGCCGCCATCGCCTCCATGCGGACGTTGCGCAGCCGCAGGTGCTTGCCGAGCGAGGGATTGCAGAGAAACCACAGGCTCTCGTCCCAGATGTCCAGCGCCTCCAAGTCGTCAGGGTCATCGCCGAACATCGCGGTCAGCCCGTAGAGGATTGGCAGCCAGTTGGCCTCATCGCGCGATAGCAGCTCGCGCTCGGCGTCGGCAAGGTCCTCGTCGCTGGCATGCCGGAGAGAGAGGACCTTGCGAACGTCGCCGCCATCGCTCCGGATGCGCCGCAGCTGCCGCGCGTCGCGGATGGCGACCGCCCTCTCGTGGATCTGTCTCTTATACA